TACGTCTGCGATAAGTGCAGCAATGGGTTTGAAATATTTCAGAGAATGGCTGATAAGGCACTGACGAAATGTCCAGAGTGTAAATGTAAAAAATTGCGTAGAGTGTTCGGCACACCGTTTTTCACAATAACAGGCGGGTCGAATATGACTGTCGGTACGCTCGCCGAAAAAAATCGCAAAAGAATTGGCGAAAGCGAAATTCAAGAGCGAGAAGCAAAGGTAGCCGCACAGGCCGAAAAAAAGGCACGTAATACGCCGCCGCCAGTCGGGGAACGAATAGAACGACCAAAAGATGCCCCGTGGTGGAGAAAAGGCACGAAAAGACCGAATACGGCTTTGAATAAACTGACTCCGCAACAAAAAAAGGATTACATTCTCAAAGGAAAAAAGTAATGCAGCATGGCGAGAAGTCTCATCGTGTCCTGATTTATATTACATCGGAGATTCAAGAAGTCTTGCCGACCGGAGAAAATCAGGGTTCACCAAAACATGCTCAGAAAAATACTCACACGATAGATGCTGAAACTCTTGAGGATGCCAAGAAAAAATTGAACGAGTTTATCGATCGTGTGCAGCATGGATAGCCAAAGATTATCAGACGGCGGCGAGATAGAAATTTCATGCTCGGCTTGTCAAATGCCATTGGCCTGTATATGGATCACTCGACCTAGTGAAACAACAAAGCTAAAGATAGCTCCAATTGTTTGTCCAAATTGCGGAGACCATAGTTTTGTCAAGGAAGTATGCGGAGGAATCCATATTGGACCATCTGAATATACTCTTCTCGTCAATACGGATTGGACTGATAAGGTTTGTATCGAAGTGATAGCGAGCGACAAAAAATATGACAGAAATAGAATCGCCAGAGGAAAATGACAGCGAAATAGGCTACACGCTCGGCGGAAAAACAGTACCGATCGATGATGTGAAAGCTTATGCGAAAAAAATTACCATGCATAGAGGCGGCGTTAAATACTTTGTGAAGCGAGATAGACACGGACAAATCTTCAATCCGTGGGGGCTTTATGCACAAGGGAGGCAGTTCGCCACTGATGGAACGCGTGGTACGGCAGAAGTATCGTTTACAAAAATTAATCAAAAAGGCTTCGAATATTATTTGAAGTTTCTTACCACGAAGAATGCATCGTGGCTTACGAATGCACAAAGGGAAATAATCAATGGCTAAAACAAAGAAAACGGCAAAAACAAGACTCACAATTGACAATAATGGAAAACTTCAGACGAAAAAAAAGGTTGGGAGACCTTCAAAAATCAGTAAATTGATGCAGGACTATGCAGATCAGATTCTTGCCTTGCATCAACAAATTGAAACTTTGCAGACCAAAATTGATGACTTGACGAAGCCTACTCCGCCTTCCGTTCCCACTCTACGTAGCACGATTATTAACAAAACCGGTAGAGGAAAAAAGGGCGTGGCTATTATGACGGAGGCAGCTAGCGAAATTGTTGATGATGCTCGCAAGGGACATAGGGGTCCAAATCCAGCACATGCCAAGCATATTGCTAAAGCTCGTCCCCATGAATAATATCAGCAAGCATATCGACCAATTCATTGCCGATTTCAAGGATATGAATACTATTTGGGTCGTCGAGTTAGACAATGGAGAATCTGTTTATCAAGACGACGAACGACCTGGAATTTCGCCCGCTAGTGCTTGGCAACGGCTGAAACAATATGTCGCCGATAATTCATTATCTATTGTTCGTATGAAATTGGTGTTCCGGTCGCATGAGGAAGAAATCGAGCCAGCCGATGGATACTTTTATTGCAAAGCGGCAGCCATCATCATGGGCAATCCTCCAATGTTTCAATTTGTCACCGGCAGACTTGTAAATGATAAGGTCGAAATTACTAATTGGAGAGTCCCCGAGCTAATTCCTGTCTACCATTCTTCACGCTCTATCGCAGATGCCGAGACTTCATTGATCGTCAATTATGGCAAAAAAACGAACCGTAGCGAGTCGGTATCAATCTAGGTATACCGATTCCTTTGTAACGCCGGCTCAATACATTACCGAGTTGGTCGCAGAAAAAAGTGCAAAACAATCGAAGATGGATTTAATGCGTGAGTTTTGGAAGTTGCCGGAGTGGCATGACTATTTTGTACAGCAAGTTCGGGTTGCCAACCAATTGTTGAAAAAGTATCCGGCCAAGGCTATTATAGCTGCTCTGAACCATTCCAAGGCCGCTCGTATCTATTCTTTGCGTGCTCCACATCTATTGCCGCTCATCGATGCTGAAGTTCGAAAGATACGGCTTCAGGAGGCCGCCTTAAAAAAGGTTGAGGCTCCTAAAGTTTCTGATGCCGCCACGAAGATTCAACCTCGTCCGACCACTGGTAACGGAGGAGGTATCTTCAAGAAGTTAAAGGGTATTGATGGCGAAAAAGAAGACTAGTTCTCACGACGATGAGAATATAAAGCTGGCAGAGCAATTAGACAAAGAAATTAATTCTGAATTCGGTGATGGAATCGTCCAATCTGCCGATGAGTTTTTGGAACATCCTCCTCAAATCATTTCGATTAGTCCGTCATTGGATATCGGGGCGAGAGGCGGTATTCCAGAAGGCTCCTGGGTCATATCATCTGGTCCGGAAAAATGCGGAAAAACTGTAACGGCATTGACGTTCGCAGCTAAATGCCAACGGCCAGAATATGGCGGTCGTTTTGTCTACTATTTTGATTTCGAACACCGATTGAAGGAAATGAACTTGCGGGGGATTAAAGGGCTGAACTTCAAGCTCTTTAAGAGGATTTCATCGGTGAAAGGAAAAATTCTGTCAGCCGAAGAGAATCTTGCACTCGTAGAACGTTGCGTTAAGACACATCCAAACTGCCTTTGCATTCTGGATTCAACTTCTGCATTATGTTCTGCCAAAGAAATGACCGACGAGAATAGTGCTACAACCCGCAATTCTGGGGCGAAACTGCTAGCTCAATTTTGTCGGAAAATGTCTGGTCCGGTCAGAGTTAATAATTGTATTATTTGGTTGATTCAACATCTGATCGCTAATACGAGCGGCTACGGTCCATCTTTAATGGAGGACGGCGGCCGGGCGGTTCAGTATGTCCGCGATACGATGTTTCGAGCTACAAAAGTCGAAGACTGGACGATCGGTAGCGGCGAGAATGTGGTTAAAATTGGGCAGAAAGTAACCTGGAGGATGATTACTTCGGCAACTGGAGGCATCCCCGGCACTCTTTGCGAGAGCTATATTCGTTATGGCGTCGGGGTAGACGACATCAAAGAAATTGTCGAGAAAGCTTCAAATCTACCTTGCATTCACAGGTCTGGCACTTGGTATACCTATCAAGGCGAGGCCGGCGAAATCAAGGTGCAAGGTATTGATAATCTACGCAAGCATTTTGAAGATAATCCTACCGATCTCAAGAAGTTGTTTGAAGATGTCTACAAAACCTACTTATTGAAAGTTCCGCCATGGCCAGAGTAGTTCAATGAAAGTTAAAGACCTTAAAGGCAAATGGCATAACTGGAATCTTTCATCCAATGTCAACAATTCCAAATCGGCCCGACCTAGATCAAGCGGACATCTGCGGGCCAGAGAACTGTTGAAGGAAATTTATCCGCTCGATCAAGTATTGGAAGAGTTGCCATTGCCAGGAACATTGTTGTTCTGTGATTTTTTTCTACCTCTTCGTCGGCTAATGATAGAAGTCCACGGCAAACAGCATTTTGAGTTTGTCGCTTATTTTCATGGGTCGGCAGAAGGATTTGTAGCCTCGAAAAAGAGAGATTCAGAAAAAACAGAGTGGGCGAGCATCAACAATCTAAAACAGGTCATTCTGCCAGACACGGAAGGTAATAATGAGTGGCGACGGCGGATCGAGTCAGCTTTCAAAACTGGAGGAAGTCCTCCGGAAGTATGAGGAAGGAATTGGGCTGCCGCCCGCTCCAGAGAATGATGAAGCCGAATTTTTCCTTTCTCTAAAAAAAGACCAGCTTAGGAAGCTTAGTGCCGAAGAATGTGGCGAGGGTGCGTATTTACTTAAACAACGTGCCTACCATATCCAACGCAGTCTGAATATTGAAACCAGTCATTTGAACTGGAGCGAATCAAAGATCAGGGAAGCAATCGCCGGAGCGGTAGGGAAATGCCCCGGTTACTCCTATGAGGAAAGGCGAGCCGTCGCGGTGACGCCCGCCAATAATCATTATGCACACAAGCTCGAATGCATCAAGGTCCAAATACAATTGAGACTTGATCGACTGAATTACCTTGCAAATCGCTTAAGTGAAATGGCAAGAGCATTAGAAGAGCTACAACAAACAAAACGAAGGCAACATGGCTAAAAAGAAAGTGGTCAAGAAAAAGACCGCAAAGAAGAGATCGACCAAATCGAAAAAATCAGTGAGTTCGGAGCTAGAGGCTCTGAAAACATTAGTGGCCGCTTTGACGGTTAAGTTGGAAGAGGCCGGAGGAAATGTCGATGAAGTCGTAGCGGCCGAAGAACCTAAAAAGCGTGGTCGTCCTAAAGGTACATCGAGCAAACCGATAACTGCTGCCGCCGAGCATACCTATATTTCTCGTCCACTCGGCGAAAAGAAAATTACTGGCCGTAAAGAAAGTATGGAAGGTCGGAAATTTACAAACAAGTTTGTTGACGATGGAAGATTGGTCGCTGGGGAGAGCATAAAAAAAAACCCTAAGATGGGCGTTCCCGAAGTGACGCCTAGACGACAAGGGGAAGGAATCAAATATTTCACAGTAGTTTGTGAAACATGTCATAGGTCGCAAGATGTGAAAGCTTCGGAATTGCCTCCCGCGATTGGCGGATCGCGGCCTTACTTCAAGTGCGATAGGTGCTGTTCTCGTCGATAAAAGATAAGGTAGGAAAAATATGGAAATGGATGAGTTGCTTGATCCGGCGGCTGAGACGGCTGTTTTGGCTGGCGTGTTCCAACATGGTGCCGATGCTTACTATGATGTAGCTGATATGATTACGGCCGACTGTTTTGGATACGAAGTCAATCAAGCTTTCTACCAGTGTTTCCGGAGTATTTTTGAGAAAGAAAAGAATCCTGAAATCGATCAACCAACCATTTTCGTCGCAGCCGAACAACTTGGTTTAACCAAAATCATTGAAAAGCCCGCTGCCAAACAAACCTTGCGAGCAATTTGCAACATGCCGGTTAAGTTGCAGAATGTTCGCAAGATGGCGGCCGAACTACGAAAGCTGAAGATTAGAAAGCAGCTTTTGGCACTTAACGATGATGTGCGAGAACAATTAATTAATGCTCCGAGGGGTTCGGCTCTGGAGCATTTGTTGGGTATCGTCGAGAATCCTATTTTCGATTTCGTCGGTACTTTGACGGCCGACCAGCAAGGCCCGCACCAAATCGCTATTGGCCTAGATGATTATCTGACCAATCTTGAAGAGAACCCAAGAGAGATTATAGGAATTTCCTCTGGATACAAGTATTACGACAAAGCGATCGGCGGCGGATTTCGCCGCAAGACCGTTAATTTGATCGGAGCCAGACCCAAGGTGGGCAAAACGCAGTTGTGCGATAATATTGGCTTACATGTTTCCAGACAGTTACAAATTCCAGTCTTAAACTTGGATACGGAAATGTCTGAGCAAGATCATTGGAATCGATTACTCGCCAATCTTACTGGAATAGAATTAGATGATATTGAGACTGGCGGCTATACCAAGCTCGCTGCTAACAAGGCTAAGATTCGAAGTGCATCAACACTTCTTAAATCAATTCCATACGATTATGCCAGTATTGCAGGACAACCTTTCGAGGAGACGCTATCCTCAATCCGTCGCTGGATTAGCAAACGAGTCGGAACAGACGATAACGGGAAGACAAAAGATTGTTTGATACTTTTCGATTATCTTAAATTGATGTCATCCGAGACTATTTCAAACGCACTTCAAGAATTCCAAGTATTAGGATTCATGATGACTGCTTTGCATAATTTTGTGGTGCGATATGATGTTCCATGTCTCGCAATGCTTCAGTTGAATCGCGACGGTATTACCAAAGAATCTACTGATTCGGCTAGCGGATCAGACCGAATTATTTGGCTATGCTCTAATTTTTCGATCTTCAAGCCGAAGAGCGATGATGAACAGGCCGATGACGGAGAGGCCGGCGGAAACCGCAAATTGATTCCGATTGCTTGTCGCCACGGCCGAGGATTAGCTGATGGCGATTATATCAACATGTTGTTTGAAGGAAATTTTGCCAGAGTGAAAGAACTTGGTTTACGGAGTCAAATGAGGAAGCATGACCCCAAAACCGGATTTGAGATCGAAGACGACGGCAGCGATATCCCGTTTGAATAATGCTCGCTTGAAAATTATCACTGAATTAGCTGCTGTTAGAATTGAAGAATTGCTCGACGAACTCTCTATAACTCACTTCCCCGGTCCAAAATACCTACGCGGCCCGTGTGCTGTTCACGGCGGAGATAATCCGAGTGCATGGAATATATTTCCAGTAGGTGAGCATGTGTGCTGTAGGTGGCGTTGTTATACGCAAGGCTGTCATAACAAATACGGTTCTCACTTGTTCGGATTTATTCAAGGAATCTCTCAAGGTCGAGACAACAAGAAGATTAATTTTTGGCAAGCCGTAGATTTCGTTTGTAAATTTTTGGGAAAGGAATTCAATAAGATCGAAGTTGACGAGCGGGAACTGTCGCTAGCTTCGTTCGTTAGTACGATCAACTTAACCAATCGGGAGACAACGAGTACGGAAAGCGGAATTGGCCGGGAACAGGTACGGGAAATGCTTAGAATTCCGGCTCAATACTACATCAACCGTGATTATAACGCCACGATTCTCGATCGCTATGATGTCGGATGCTGTCTAACACAAGGCAAGCAAATGAGCAATCGTGTCGTGGTGCCGGTCTATGATGAAGAGTATCAAAAAATGGTTGGATGCACCGGGCGTTCGCTATTCCCAAGATGTGATAAGTGTAGACTTTTCCATTCTCCAACCTTTCATTGCCCGACCAACAAACAAGAATCCAAGATGGCCATCAAATGGATTCATAGCGAAGGATTTCATGCGGCCAATTATCTTTACAATTTTTGGTTTGCTAAGAAATATATCAAGGAATACGGGATTGCTATTTTGGTCGAGGGGCCGGGCGATGTATGGCGGCTGGAGGAGGCAGAAATTCCCTATTCTGTCGCCATGTTTGGTTGCCATTTGAATGACGAACAGGCAATCCTCCTTGAGCGTGCCGGAGCATTTCACATTATCGCCCTACTCGACAACGATGAAGCCGGTCAATATGGAATCAAAAGGCTCCGAGAAACCGTAGGACATGTTCAACGTCTCTATGTGCCTAAATTTGAAGGGCATGATATTGGAGATATGACCGCAGAACAAATTTCATTTCAAATCAAACCAATCATCGATAAAATTCTTGGGAGTTAATGCAATATCCAGACGATTTCATCGACAAGATTATTTGTGCTGACCAGCAAAGTATCTTGCCGTTGATTCCCGATAATTCCGTCGCTATGACATTGACGGATATCCCATATGCCGAAGTTACTCGCCCGTCAAATGGGCTGCGTAAGTTGGATAAAGGGGCGGCAGACATTCTTACCTTTCCCCTAGAACCGTTCGTTGAGCAACTGGTTCGTATCACGGCCGGCAGTATCTACATTTTTTGCTCGACGGAACAATGTAGTTCATTACGCTCGCTTTTAATTAAGCACGGTCTAAGCACAAGGCTTTGTTTGTGGGAAAAGACCAACCCTAGCCCTATGAATGGTCAGTATATTTGGCTTTCTTCAATAGAATGTTGTGTTTTCGGAAAGAAATCCAAGGCAACCTTCAACGAACATTGTAAGAGCGTCGTATGGAGATTTCCATGTGGCCGTTCTAAAGTGCATCCTACTGAAAAACCTCTAAAGCTATTCGAATACTTAGTCGGTGTTAGTTCCAATCCAGGTGATATTATCTTAGACCCCTGTATCGGTAGCGGAACTACGGCTGTCGCTGCGAAAAGCTTAGGTAGGAAATGTATAGGAATCGAGATGTCGCCAGAATATCACAAAATGGCGATCCAAAGAATGAATGACCATAAAACAACTGTAAATAAGAATAAATGACAAGAATTTTAGCATTCGCCGGAAAGAAACAGTCCGGCAAAACCAGTGCAATGAATGCATTGGTCGGGACAGCAATGATTAACATTATGCTCCCTGATGGTTTCCCGCTAATCCCCTACTTTAAGATAGACAACAAAGGCAGAATGGTTATCAAAGCTTTTGATGTACCTAACGAAAAGTATGATCCAGACAAAGGCGAGTGGGTGCCATGCGACCCCTCAGAGGCGGAAGCGAACTTTGATCCGCAAGCACGCAATCCTGATGTTTGGCAATATATGGCCGAAAATGTTTGGGAACATGTTAAAATCTACAATTTCGCCGATCCTCTCAAAGAGATTGCAACCAGCGTATTGGGATTGAAGCCGGAACAGGTTTACGGCACTAATGAGCAAAAAAACGAATTGACCGACTGTCTTTGGAATCATCTTCCGATCCCTCGTGAGTTTGCACAACAGCAGAAAAAAATCAACGATTGGTCGAAGCGAACTGGAGCAATGTCCGCCCGAGAAGTTATGCAATATCTCGGAACGGATATGATGCGTAAATTGAAAGATTCTTGTTGGGTCGATGCAACTATCAACCGCATTAACATGGAAGGCTCTGCATTGGCTTTAATTGGAGATTGTAGATTTCCAAATGAAGTTGAGGGGATACAAGCTGCCGGCGGTAAAGTGATTAAATTCACTCGTAACATACATCCGGAAGACAATCATCCTAGTGAAATAGCTTTGGATGAAGGTAGGTTCGATCAGTCAAAATTCGATGCCATTATCGACAATTCGAAGATGACTCTGGACGAACAACATGTAGCAGTTATTCAACAACTCACAGAATGGGATTATCTGCCTACGACACAGGCAGCCTAACCAATGATCATAACTTATTTCCGCTCATCCAGCTATGTGAATTTGGATTTTTGCGAACAGCAATATTATCTGACTTATGTACTTGGAATGCGGTCTCCAGCGGGTAAACGAGCCGTTATAGGAACGATCGTTCATAAAGTCATGGAATGCTTGGCTGGTGCTAAGTTATGTAAACAGAGCGGGCGAGAATGGTTTCAAGACGATGCATTGGGCAAACTTTTCGTAGTCGATTGCTCTCCCAATCTGTTGGCTGAAAGAGCCTATGCTTGGTATACGACTTCAGAACCACATTTAGAATGGAAAGCCGCCGACCTGAAGGAATGTAAGCAACTATCAGCATCAGCACTGACTGATTTTGGCGGCCGGTTCGATCCTCGTAAAAGAAGAATTATCGATCCAGAGCGACATTTTGACTTCCTATTGCCATATGATTGGGCAAAGTATTCATACGATACTCCTAATGGTAAAATAGAAGGCCAATTAGGTCTAAAAGGGACGATCGATCTCATTACCGAGTACCGTCCCGGAGTCATTGAGATTATTGACTGGAAAACCGGAATGCGTAAGGATTGGGCGACCGGCAAAGAGAAAGATTTTGAAAAGCTGTCCAACGATCCACAGCTACGTATCTATCACTATGCCGCCTCTAAGCTATATCCTCAAGCCAAGCAAATTATCATTACGATCTATTGGGTTAGAGATGGCGGACCATTTACGATTTGCTTTCACCAACAAGATTTAGCCGTTACAGAAAGATTATTGAAAAACCGGTTTAAGCGAGTCCGTGAAATTATTCGTCCTAAATTGAACAAGAGTTGGAAATGTACGAGAATTTGCCATTTTGGGAAGACTCTTTGGCCTAACTCAGAAAAGACAATTTGTCAACACATCCATGATGAAACCATGGAGAAAGGAATGAAATATGTGGATGCTCACTTCACTCGGCCGGGCCATACGGTGGCTCACTACGAAAGTCCGGGTTAAGCGTACTCAGATTCGTAGCCGCGACGGAGTTTTACATTTTCAGCGTTGGAGAATTTTGGAAACTCGGTGGGGCAACCTGTATCTGCATAATGTTTGCATGAGCGACCTTGATGGTGCTCCTCATGACCATCCATGGGATTTCAAATCATTCATTTTCAAGGGGCGGGCTGTTGAGAATGTGGTAGAGTTGGATAAGCGAGTGGGCGATGAATTTTGGACTGACGCTTTTGTACGAATGCCATTTCAATGCTATGCTCGCAAAGCTGAAACCTTTCATCAATTGACCGTAGTGGAGCCGCTTTGGACAATAGTTTGGACCGGGCCGAGACGACGTGATTGGGGTTATCTTGTCGAGAATGATCTATGGCTACAACACGACGAATATCGTAAATGCCATACAGCGTTGAAGGCCGCCCAAATCGGGTCTATAACCTAATAAGCATTGAACTTTTTAGTCAAAGGATTGAAAAAATGATTGAGATTAAAGGCGACTATTGGAAAATCGCACACAATTATCGGGTATTGGTTTGCACCACGAATCAAATGACAGATTCGAATGGAAATCTTGTGATGGGAGCCGGTATCGCCAAAGGTTTCAAGGAACGGTTCGATTTTCTGCCAGCGGAGTGGGGTAAACGAATTCGGGAGAAAGTCACCGGCCTTCCTCATGCTCCGGTCTTCGTTTCTAGGAACCGTAAAGTTGCGACATATAACCAATGGCTTGTTTCGCTACCAACAAAACTAGACTGGCGAAATGCTTCTCCCATTGATTTGGTTGAGAAAAGTTGTCGCCAATTGCATTACATTACGGGAGTCATGAATTGGGAAACCGTGTTAATGACTCGGCCGGGCTGCGGACTTGGCGGCCTTAAATGGGATGATGTTAAGAAAACAATCAGCTTCCTCGATGATCGGTTTACGGTTATCGATCTGGCTGCATAGGTGAAAAAATAATATCAAGTGACATTTGTTGCCGGCTAGAACTGGTAACAATGTCGCCTGATAATTTCTTCGAAGAGTTTGTATGTAAGTTTTTGAATAAAGAACTTACCAAAGAAGCCTATTTGGAAATCGAAGCATATTACTTCGCAAGAAATCCTAATCAGGCGGCAATCAAGTATCTGCGACGGCGACTAGATAATAGATCGATTCCAGAATTCGCAGAACAGCTTTTAGCTCACACGAAAAAAGAACGGTTTTTAATAAACCTGTTCAAAAAGGAAATGGCCGTGCGTGGTACGGTCGTTGAAATCAAGGATAATGGGGTAGACAATCTAGGCGGCTTTATCGGAAGCCAGGATAGTAGGATTCCTGAACCCGATTTCTTGGTGAGTCTTTCAGGCGGTCCATTCGAACCGTATGAAGTCAAGAACTCGCCCTCTGCCGTAAAGTGTACCTTCAAGGTCATCAACCTTAAAGAGTACCTAGCGAAGAATGCTCGTATTCTTCTATTTTATGGTACTGGCCGTCTTGAGAACGATCCATCTAAGATCGATCGTAAAAACACTCGTTGGACAATTATACAAACGGACATGATCGCCTCCCTTCTTAAACTGCCGGTTCATCAATATTGGGAAATAGGTGGGAAAAAAGGGGTACAGATATTGAAAAATGATTTTGACAGATTTTTTACATCTAACCAACTGAAGAGTCTATGACGAGACCAATCCGTCCCGATGAAATTCCCGATATCAAACAAAAAATTACTCCTCCGGAAGTATTCGAGGCATTTAACGAGCTAATTGTCAAAAATTTTAACTACGATGTGTCGAGCTTTAGAAAAATTGATGTCGTTCAACTAATAGCGGACAAGATGAAAATAAGTACGAGAAATGTACAACAAACATGGTTACATGTAGAAGACATGTATCGAAATGCTGGATGGCTCGTAGAACTGGAAACCCCGGAATTTACCGAGAGTTTTCCAGCATATTTTATCTTCAAGAAGCGAAAACAAGATCAATGAGAAATGCAATCATTGGCGGAGCCTTCGATCCCGTCACGACCGGCCACACGGCAATTTCCAAGCCTATTTCTTGGATTATGGATCGTGTGGTTTTCATGCCTAGCAAATCACATGCTGACAAAACCATGACCGCCGCGAGTCATCGTTTGGCCATGCTGGATATTGCAACCGTGCAACTTGAATCAAATGTGTTCGTAGAATCCTTTGAATTGGACAATGATTTTGGTTGTCAGACATACGATGTTATGAATGCCATGAAAAAGCATTATCTTGGGGACGAACTATTTTTTGTTATGGGACAAGACGCCGCCGATAAAGTTCTATGGGAATGGCACAATGGTCGAAAGTTTATCGACGAAACTCGTTGCATAGTCATACCTCGTACCGGTTATTCGAGCGAAATCCCTGAAAAGGAACAATGGTATCGGATGCACGATCATACCTTCCTTGAAGATGTCGTATTAAGCCCTATAAGTTCGACCGCCGTTCGCCAACTACTCAAAAAAAGAGATGGTCGAGCTGCCGAGTTTTTGCATCCAGAAGTCTACGAGTATATTGTGAGAAATGAACTCTATTTATGAGCAAATGGTTTCCGCTTCATAGTCATACCCATTACAGTCTTTTGGATGGGTTGAGTCGGCCGAAAGATATCGCCGCGAGAATAGAAAAAGAAGGTTTCGCCGGCTGTGCAATCACTGACCATGGAAATGTGGCTGGTTGCATTCAATTCATGAAGGCGATGCAAAAAAAGAAATTAAAACCTATCTTGGGTTGCGAGTTCTATCTTTGTGCCGATTCGCCGACCGTTAAATCTGCTGAGAACAGGAAGCTATCTCATCTAGTCGTACTCGCTAAGAATCTCGATGGCTGGAAACAGCTTCTAGCCGCTACATCAGCTTCCAATCGAACAGATTATGTTTATTATCGTCCCAGGCTAAATCTGGAATCGTTAGCGGAATTCTGTAACGGCAACCTTATGTCTTTTTCCGGGCATATGGGAAGCGACATGGCTGACATTTTCTTTCTGGAACCTAAATTAGCCTATCGAGCTAAAACATTTGATGAGTGCAAACTTCTAGTCGATCCGGACTGGAAAGACAAAGCGATCAGATTGGCAAATTTCTACCAAGATGTTTTTGGGAAAGGAAATTTCTATCTGGAAGTGCAGTTGATTGATGTGAATAACCTACCAGCACAAGATTTGGTTACTCGCGGGCTGCGTTGGATTAGCCGGCAAACCGGAATTCCGTGCGTGGCGACCGCTGATAGCCATTATGTCAACAAGGCAGATGCGGCCGATCAACGTGTTTTGCTCTGTTCGGCTCTTCAGACGACTCTCAGCTCCGTCAATATGAAGCTGGCGAACGAGGAAGATGTCGGGCTAGGTGCGTTTTTTAAGAGCAACAACTACCATATTCCATCATATGCCGACATGATTGCGGTCGGTCACACGGAAGAGGAATTGGAAAACGCATGTAACATCGCGGCCCAATGCGAAGATTATAAACTGATCAGTCAACCGATCTTGCCTAAGTTTGAATGTCCGAATGGTATGTCGGCCGATGAATATCTCAGGCAACTATGTAGAGATGGTTGGAAATCAAAACTGAAGTTGCAACCTGATCAAGTCAATATCTATGCCGACAGAATCAAGCAAGAGCTAGGTATATTTCAGGAGGCGGGTCTCGCCGGCTACTTTCTTGTCGTGCAAGATTACATGAATTGGTGCCGGAACCAAGGCTGGTTGACGGGTCCGGGTCGCGGATCGGGAGCGGGTTGTTTAGTATCCTATCTGATCGGAATAACATCGATCGACCCAATTGAACATCAACTATTCTTTGAGCGATTCTACAACGCCGGCCGTAATACTGCTGATCGTGTATCTTTACCGGATATCGATTGCGATTTTCCTGTCTCCAAAAGGCCAGCCGTGATCGAATATATCCGGGAGAAGTATGGTCGCGAATATGTCTCTCAAATGGTGACAATTAGCCGAATGCAAGGTCGTGGAGCATTGAAAGATGTTTTACGGGTACACGATGCTTGCAGCTATGACGAAATGAATCGCATGACGGAATTTATTCCGGATGAAGCGGAAATCTCCGATCAACTTCAGGCTATTCGGGAAGCAAATGACGGCGAAGCTAGCATTATCCGTTGGGCATTAGAACACAATTCCGAACAACTGAAAGAATGGGCTGCACTTAACGACAAAGGGGAAGTTGTTGGGCAGATGGGGCCATACTTCGCTCAAGCGATCAGGCTAGAAGGCGTCAAACGTAGCCAAGGCAAACATGCCTCCGGTATTGTGATTTCCGCCGTTCCGTTATCGGAAGTCTGTCCGATGATTGCTGATAAGAGTTCAAACGATCTGGTCGCCGGAATGGAAATGAACGATCTGGAACTACTTGGGCATGTAAAATTCGATATTCTAGGCGTCTCGGTGCTCGACAAACTAATGGGCGTGAGCAGCCTATTACAAACAGGAAAATTTGAATGAACTATAGAACATATATCGTCTTCGATTTTGAGACCGGTGATAAAGATGTTTCAAAATTCGAAAATGATATGGGGTGTGAACCGGTTCAAATTGCGGCACTCGCTATCAATCCCAGAAATCTAACAATGGGAGCACATTTTGAATCGTTAATGCGACCGCTCCAACCGGAACTACTCCAAGATGAGGCTCTCGCAATAAATCACAAGACCAGAGAACAATTGGCCGCCGCTCCTCATCCGGAAGTCGTCTGGGGGGATTTTGCCACCTTCATCCAGCGATTTAACAGGAAGCCAGGAGATAATTTTCATGCTCCGGTAGCTTGTGGATATAACATTCGCGGATTCGATATGAGAATCGTAGAAAAGTTGTGTCAGAAATACGGGCCGGTCGATGCACGCTCGAACAAACAGGGTCTATTTAGCAACTTTATGTGTGTTGATCTGATGGATGATATTTTTCGTTTCACAGAAAATACAACGAAGCTGCCAAATATGCGATTGGACACCGTTCGCGATTGGATGGGAATGTCAAAAGAAAATGCCCACGATGCTCTGCAAGATGTGAGGGATACGGCCGCTATTATGATCAGATTCATGAAATTCTATCGAAATCTGTTTCTTAAAACTAATTTCGAAGGATGTTTTGCCAGTGCATCACACTAGTTTTCCATGCGGTTGCGAGTTTGAAATTATTGGATTTCAACCCGATGGAACGCCTCTCGTCAAATTCGACATGCATAGAATCCGTCATGACTGCGAAGCAACATGGGATTTGATATGTGCCGGATTTACAAAAGGGCTTTGGCAGATTGAATCAAATCTTGGCAAACATTGGACAAAAGAAATCAAGCCGAGAAGCCTCGATCATTTGTCGGCTGTGATTGCATTGGTTCGTCCCGGCTGTCTTAAAGCAATGATGAATGGTAAAAGTCTCACCAAACATTTTTCAGATCGAAAAAACGGGTTGGAAGAGATAACCTATTTACATCCTGTCCTCGAACCAATCCTCAAGAATACATTTGGTATCTTGACTTATCAGGAACAGGCAATGGCAATAGTCGTTGCTACGGCTAAGTTTACTTTAATGGAGGCCGATCAACTTCGAAAGGCTGCCGGTAAGAAATTAGCGGAAGAAATGGCTAAAGTCAAAACAATGTATTTGGAGAAAGCAAAGACGGCCGGCGTTGTCGATGAAAAGACAGCCGGCGAAATATTTGACTGGATTGAAAAATCTCAAAGGTATAGCTTCAATCGTAGCCATTCCATTTGCTATGCCGAGCTGGGCTATTGGTCGGCATATGCTAAACTTCACTTTCCACAACAATTTTACGCAAGTTGGCTTAATGGTGCCAAAGACAAAATTGATCCATATGAGGAAGTCAGTGATTTAGTTTCCGATGCCAAAGTTCGAGATGTCCCAATATTCCCTCCGGATTTCAAGACGACTGAGATTACTTTCCATTTGCACGAAAATGGCGTGCGATTTGGAATAGGAAATATAAAGAATGTAGGCGGAGCAGCCGTAACTAAAATTATCGATGGTATCGAAAATGTAATGAAGCCTCGGTGCGGCGAACCAGAAACCTGGACATGGTACGATTTCCTAACAGAGTTCTCCAATCATGTCACATCAACTGTGATTAAAAATCTTATTTTGGCCGGCGGTTTGAGTTCCTTCCGTTATCCCAGAACGGCAATGTTATTCGAGTTTGATAAGTGGCAGGATTTAACCGAGAAAGAACAGCTCTGGATTCAGAATCAGAGACCAAAGTTTAGCACTTTACGGGATGCATTAGAATCCTGCCAAAAACCGAAAAAAGAAGGCGGCGGGTGTGCCAACAAGAATAGGTCGGCAAAGCTTGCTGATCTGATCCTATCTATGGATACTCCGCCGTATGCTCTTGAAGATAGGCCGGATAAAGTGGCTTCCGACGAAGAGCAATTGCTAGGGGCGTCATTGACTTTTTCTCAGATTGATGCATGTGACACTCGACGAGCGACATGTACATGTCGGGAGTTTGTAGAAGGAAAAGATGGTTATTTGGTGCTTGGTGTTGAAATTGCTAGGATGCGAGTCTATCATACTAAGTCCGGCAAAGAACCCGGCCGCCCGATGGGCTTTCTGATAGTCAAAGACGCGACGGCATCAATCGATAACTGCGTCGTCTTTCCCGATACCTACGCCGAGTTTGAATCAAACTTGGTTGAAGGTAATACGGTTCTTATTCAAGTCGAACGGGATAAAACCCGAGATTCGCTTGTCATTAAAAAAGTCTGGCCGGCAGTCTAGGGGTTTATCATCGAAGATTTTCAATTAGTCCGCGATTTGCTCCACGAAAATGGTTATTCTGTGACTATTGAGCAACGATCTGGCGGCATTGTCGCATCTTTCCCTCGTAAGAGGATAGGCGACCAAGTGAATGAATGTGAGCGAAGTTATCGCATTCAGCAGACCAAGAAATCTGGCGTATTTATTAAGGAACCAGTAGGCGAAGCCTTTATTGAGATTCCTTTGTACGCCGCTCGTATAGCAGTTTGGGCGGATATTTTTTATTGTCTACAAGAATTGAAATACGACTTAAGATTTTTGCGGCTGATCAAACAGGATGGCTCGGACATTTCCGAGAGTTATGATTTTTTTAGTTTGTTACCTAAATTGCGGAGGAAGGCAGAACGAGACCTTGAATCAAGCCTAACAGAACTTTTTATCGAAGCCTATACGGCTAATTTCAACCCGTTTTATCAAGAGCTTGCCGACAAGCAACAGGTTGGAGAAGGTTATAAACATCTAGCATCTTTTTTTAGTAGGAACGTTAATGAACGTTAATGAAGTGTATCTTGGCGGCAATTTTGTCCGCGATCCCGAACTCCGAGAACTTCCGTCTTCGTCTTGCGTGGTTAATTTTACCATTGCTAACGATCAATATTTCACCACAGCTAAGGGTGAAAAGAAAAAAGACACCACATTCATCGATTGTGAGGCTTGGGATACTGGAGCTGAAACAATTGCCAAGCATTTCAAGAAGGGTAGCAAAATTCTTGTCCGTGGCCGCCTGAAAATGGACTCTTGGACCGACAAGACGACTGGCGACAAACGATCAAAACTGAAACTCCGTGTGGAACGCTTTTGGTTTGTCGAGAGCAACCGCACCCCCGAGGATGTTTCGGCCGACGAGCCTGCCGCCGACGAACCGGTTGCGGTCGCTGCGGCTGCTAGTTCTGGCGACGATATCCCGTTCTAACACACAATGCCTGATAAAACTCTGAGCGAGTCTGAAGACCGTCTTGTCCGACAACACCTCGGCTTGGCGGTCTTTCAGGCCCGCTCATTTTCAAATACGGGTGTTACGGATACAGACGATTACATTCAAGATGCCGCAATTGGTTTACTGAAAGCAATCCGCACTTACGATCCGAAACGCGGCTCTTTTGCTACTTACGCCCGTAGTATTATGCACAACGAAATTATGAGCGATATTCGGAAGTTTGATCGTAATGCTGAGTCTCTCAACGTAGATGTCGCGGCCTCGTCGCCTCAATCAAAGTTGACGGAATTTCTGCCAAATCTCGATCCTTACGAGTATGCCACGGTATGTATGCGAAGCCTCGGTTTTACAAATCGAGAAATCGCTAATACGCTGGAATTTTCTAAGGAATGGATTCGGCGACTTTTTCGATCGGCGGTCCAGAAAATAAGAGACGCTAATAAGTGAACAGAAAGAAACGAATTTTGATGGTGGGAGAATCTTCCCATCTGAGCACGGGTTATGGAGTCTATGCACGAAATGTATTGTCACGACTTCATGCGACCGGCAAATATGATATAGCAGAATTGGCCTGCTATGCTCATTTTTCGATGCCTGAACTTCAAAATGTTCCTTGGCGAGTCTATGGCAATTTGCCAAGCGGAAACGATAAAGCTGAAATTGATCGATACAATCCGGATGCTTATCCTATCAACCAGTTTGGAAGTTGGCGATACGAAGAGGTATTGTTGCATTTCCAGCCAGATATCGTTTTCGATATTCGTGATTTTTGGATGTTGAATTTCGAAGAAACATCACCTTTTCGCGATTTCTACCATTGGTCGATCATGCCGACCGTCGATTCATCGCCACAAGAGGAACAATGGATTGGAACATTTTGTGGTGCGGACTCCGTAACGACTTATACGGACTTCGGCAACAAAACACTGAAGCGGCAAGCCGGAGATAAAATCAATCTGTTTGAGCGTTGTTCCCCCGGTGCCGATCTCAAAATCTTTCAGCCGATCGTCAATAAAGCCGCACATAAGCAGCTTATGGGATTCGGAGCCGATACAATTATTATCGGAACAGTGATGCGGAATCAAAAACGTAAATTGTTTCCAGATTTGTTTGAGGCATTCCAGAAGTTTTTGGATACTCAACCGGCCCTGGCAAAGAAAGCGTTTTTGTACTGTCATACGAGCTATCCCGATTCCGGTTGGGATATTCCACGTATGTTGAAAGAAACCGGGCTAGGTCACAAGGTTTTATTTACTTACATTTGCGAAAACTGTAAGTTCATGTTTCCGTCTTTCTTTCATGATATTCGATGTGCATGTGCTAAATGTGGACAGTTTTCGGCTAAACTTCCGACAACACAATTTGGCGTCAGTACGGAGCAGTTGGCGGCCGTATACAACTTATTCGATGTATATGTGCAATATGCGATTTGCGAAGGATTCGGTATGCCGGCCGTCGAAGCGGCAGCGTGTGGAGTCCCTGTAATGGCCGTCGATTATTCGGCAATGGAAGATGTTGTACGATGCACTGGCGGCTATCCGATCAAGGTAGAACGACTCTTTCGGGAAGCTGAAACACATGCTTACCGTGCATATCCCGATAATGATCATTTGCTTTCTTCGCTGGCTCAATTTTTTGGTTTACCAGAACCAATTCGGAGAAAGAAAGGTTTCCAGGCTCGCCAAGGGGTTGAAAAGCATTTTACGTGGGAACATACAGCCAAAGTTTGGGAAACGAATTTTGATAGCGTAAAAGTGCCGGACACGGCAAAGACATGGAAATCTCCGCCGCGATTACATAAGCCGGCTACCGAAGTTCCTGCCAAGCTATCGGCCGAACAGCTTGTTAATTGGGGGTTGGTGAATGTCGCCGGACGACCTGATTTGGTCAATTCATATTTGGCTATGAGGTTGATCCGCGATATGCATTATGGACACCAAATGCAAGGCTTCGGCGGCCTCTATCTGGACGATGCATCCTTTTTAGGACAGCGGCCGAAATTTAACAAGTTCGGGGCATCGGAACTGCTGAATAGTCTTGTGCAGATGGCAGAATCGAGAAATCATTGGGAACAACGACGTGTTGGAATGATTCAAATGGCAAAACCAGACTATATTCGATATGTAGAAAGTAAAGGTTAATCATCAATGTCAAAAGTCTGTTATTTAGGCGTTTATCGCGACGGAACCGGTTGGGCACAGGCCGCGATCGACTATATTCTTGCTCTCGATGCTGCTGGCGTCGATGTAGTTTGCCGACCAATCCGGTTGAATCATAGCAAAAGCGTCGTTCCTCAACGAATTTACGATTTAGAAAGTAAAAGTCTCACCGACTGCCGTGTCGTGATACAGCATATTTTGCCGCATATGATGGATTACAACGGTAGGCTGAAAAATATCGGAATGTTCGCTAGCGAGACTTCTAATTTCAGGCATACTAATTGGAAACGGAAACTCAACACTATGGATGAAATAGTGGTGTTTTGCGGTCAACAAGTAGAAGCGTGCTTTGAAAGCAAGGTCAATCGCCCGATACATGTAATTCCTCATGCTTGTGATGTTGGTAAGTTTCAGAAACACTACCAACCACTAAAACTTCCTTTCTCAAAAAATGACTTCGTGTTTTATTTTATCGGCGAGTTTAATAGACGGAAAAATTTGGCGGCATTACTGAAGGCTTTTCATACCACATTCAGACCGTCCGAACCTGTTCAACTTGTCATTAAATCCAGTGTTCCAGGTCGCTCGGCCGCAGAATCCCACGAAATCATTCATAGTTTTTGTGAGCAGATCAAAAAGGATTTGAAGATTTATCGTTCTCCATCAAAGTACAAAGCGGAAGTAATCAATACAAGACGGTTTGATGATGAAGAAATTTTACGACTTCATGCGAGTTGCAATTGTTTTGTTATGCCTTCCCGTGGTGAAGCGTGGTGTATTCCGGCTTTTGATGCTCTTGGCATGGGACGGCCGGTAATCGCTACCAATACTGGAGGAATGGCTGATTATCTAAGCGGCGGCAATGGCTGGCTAGTTCCATTTCAGTCAGAACCATGTTTTGGTATGCAAGATACATTGCCGGACCTGTACACGGCGGATGAAACATGGGCCGAGATATCGATTCCAGCTTTATCGGATGCAATGCGAGAAGCCTTTGAAATGCCGAAGTTATATCAGGAAAAAGCTACGAATGCAGCGAACTCTGTCTATGATTATTCTCATCTTAGCATCGGCACCCAAATGCGAGAGGTTCTTAACCTAGATTAAAATGAATCCTGGAAAACTATTTTTTACGATTGCTCCGGCTAGAGCGGGGAAAAGCACATTCGCTAATAAGTGGGTTTGCTATCAAGACGGCGGCACGCCATCATTGGAAGCATTTAGGCCGAGAACGATAGTTTGTGCGGACGATATTCGTCTTGCACTTCACGGAATGCGATACTCGTCGGATGCAGAAGAGCATGTTCATGCTGTCAAACATACCATGATTAAAGCGTTGCTGAAACGCGGTCATGATGTGCTAGTGGATGGAACTCATACTACCTGGAATAGTATTGAAAAATTGTTATGGATTGATCCGCACGCCGAAGCAATTTGGATTCCGAATCGTGAATTGCTTTATGAAACAGAAAACACATTTGAGGATTTTATCCAAGAATTGCATAAGCGGGCAATTCGAAGCGGTCAACCCGATCTGATTCCAATTATAGATCGTATGTGTCAACAATTCATTAGTTTGAATACATACTATGATCGTTCTCGACGCGAGTTCTTAGAAAAATGGAATGCGAGACAGAATGAACTCAGAATCGTGTGATTATGGAGAATTATTGGAAGCAGGAATGGATTTGAATTTGGTCGGATATGATGATCGAGCATTCGCGGGCTGCTACACATACCGATTGTTCCGCCATTTGCGAAGTGTAATGCGTGATTTGGAAGACCGTATGTACAAGATTCATTTGCCAAATCAACCTGACTCAAATATCATCGTGCATTTAAGCGAAAAACAGGGCAGGCTTGTCCAGCATCATATTCAGGTTGTTTGTATGCCTGCATATGTCAGAGATGCCTATCGTGATGCGGGAGGAACTTTGGCAGATGACGACACGGA